AAACATAAATGGTACAACTAATGTCTACCCAGTGACACAACTAACATACAAAAACCACGCTCATTTAGAACGCGGTTAAACATTTAAAAAATTATATTTTTAAAATTGCCATTTTTAAGCCATTCTCACTCGTATGATTTTCTATTTCAGTAAATCCAAAATCTTTATAGTACCTTTTTAATTTTTCAGTATCTTCATACTCTACCCAAATATATGAACCACCAAAAATTTTAGCGCCACTTTCAATCATTTCATAGGCTAATGTAAGTAAATCCTTACCATTTATTGCTTTAGTAGCTAACGCTTCCTTAGAATAATTCTTTCCTATTTGAGCAACCAAATAACCTTGAATAATTAGGTTGTCGTTACTGCTATGAGTCTCACCTTTTTGATATAATTTCTTTTTTAATGTTTTGCTACATTTATCTAGCATTCGTTTTGTGAATATTAGAGGTTTATTACTAATAGTGAAATAACCAACTAAAATAGTTTGCCCCTTATAACTAGAAAAAACTAAATGAGTTCTAGACAAACCCTGTTTATCAAATATAACAGATTTATTTTTCAAAAAATTATCAACGTCGTGCGCTGATTGACTACCTGTTATAGATATCGTTTCAAATGTGTTCAACATATTCTTAATTGCAGGTATTTTGGCATTAACCTCTTGTTTGGTACCTGTTAACAACTCAGAAAGAGATAATACTTTTAAGGTCAATTATCCTGATAGCCCTTCAAAATGTCGTTTATTTCGTCTTCTGTTTTAATTTTCGTTGCGTTCACATTTGTTTTATTAATTCTTTTACTTTCGTTAACATCCATTGCATTTAAAAGCTTTTGAGCTGATTTTTGTGTAAATTTATAATCTGTAGTAATACTTATTGTAGCCATACTACCCACATCTTTCTTTTGATATAATTGTATTTCTTCATAGTTATGATAATACTTTATATTGTCTGTATGCAATAGAAATGTGTAATTTTTTCGCATTTTGTTAAATTCATCTAGTTTTAGTTAAGTTTCTTTAATTTTAATTATAGAAAAACCACCCAGTGACATGTGTGGGTGGTCAAGACTTCATGGATTTCGAATGTTTAACATGTAAGTTTATTTTAACATAAAAAAAGAGGGCAGTCGATAAGACCACCCTTCACATAATGACGTGATAAATATATTATAACATATTATGCCCAATCAATTTGACCCCAATATTTCTCTTTTTTAATTTTTTGTTCTTTATCAGTGATTTTACATACTGCGCAATAGAAATGTTTGTCACTAGATCCAGGCGCTTGGTATTTAAATCTGATAAACCAATGTCCGTCTTTTTTGATGACTTGGTCGAATTTAACCCAATCATTTTTATTGTATAACCATGAACCACTTTCAACTACTGTGCCACTTAGGCCTGGAGATTTTCTAACTTTAATCGTTGTATTAGGATAAAACGTACCTTTCCAATCCCACTTAGTTTTAACGGTTTTTGACGGTTTGCTTGCTTTAGCTTCAATTTGACGACCGTTTATAGCTTCAGCAATTCGTTTTGTAAAACTATCTAAATTCTTAGTGATATAATTCATATCTTTTTCGCTAGTAATGAAACCGAGTTCAATAAGTCTGTAGTTTAAGTTTAATTGACCAGTAACGTTAGCGTTAAGTAAATCGTTTCTAGGTGTCACACCTCTAATTTTACCAACGGTTTTACCTAATGCACTTGATAAGGCTTTGTCTATATCGTCTGCAGGGTATCTATCACTAATAATAACGTGTCCGCCACTTGCAGTAGGCCCCGCTGCATCTAAATGAAATTCAATAATAGCGTCAGGTTTAACATTGTTTTTAACCCAATACAAGCCATAATCACTGTAGTTGCCAACACGTTGGCCGTAAAGTGTATCTTGGTATAAGTCTTGATTCATTGACTTACCGCCATACAGCACAACTGTATTTCCTACACTCTCAAGATATTTTTTTATTCTAGGAATAATCTCTTTTCTGTTGAAATCTCGTTCGTTATATCCATTTGCTACTGCTCCTGGGTCGTTAGAGTATGCGCCTTTACCATGTCCGGCAACTAATAAAATCTTTTTGCCTTTTTTGGTAGTAGCTTTTTTAACGGGAGTTACTTTACTTTTAACTTTATTCTTAGTTGTTTCTTTAGCATAGAATGGTCTAATAAAATACATAGGAAAGTCATAACCGTGTGCTCGACGTGTAGCAACTTCTGGTGGGGACCATTGAGCACCTCCCAACCAATTCTGCTCGATGACATTTATTGTGTTTAAAGTGGCGCTTAATACAATTGCAACGTGTCCGTATCCGCCACCATAATTTCGATTGAAAATAACAACATCGCCCGGTTTAGCTTGAAATGTTTGTGTGTTTTCATACACTGTAGCTTCATTAGTAAAGTTGTTCCATGTTGGTATATCTGCAGCGCCTACACCCTTTAAAGTATGGCCAAATAAATAAAGCCAGTATTGATTGGCTAAATCAAAACATTGCGCGCCATAAGATCTATCAGGGTCATATGCGTTGCCTTCCATTTTTTTTACATACGCAATTGCTTGGTTATAAGTTCTAACAGATACCATTAAAACTCATCTCCATTCATTTGTGGCGCGCCTCCAGTCGTTGTCTCTACTCCTGATTTAACTTCATGTATTTTCTGTTGCCCTTTTTGCGCCGCATGAGTAAAATTGTTGTTCTTCCACCAAGTATAAATAGAAATCACACCGGTAATAATAGAGCTGATAGTAACTTCATCTACTGGGATAGGGGAAATATGCTTAGTAGCTAAAAATTGGTTGACCCACGCTAAAATAAATACTATTGTTCTTACAATTGATCCTATATCTGTTTTCATTTAATTATCTCCTTTTGAGTAAAATAAAAAACTGACCTATAAAGGCCAGCTTAAAATTAAATTCTTAGTAATCTGTCGTATACTACGTTTGAAATAGCATATCCGCCATTTTTATTAGGATGTACACCGTCTTTGTACATCAAGCCGTTTGAGTTAGTAGTGTTGAAGTCTCCCAAAGCTCTGTATAAGCTAATAAATCCAATGTCTAAATCTTTAGCGATACGATATAATGCGTTGCTATATTCTGACATTCCTAACGCTGTATTTTGTACGTTGTTTCCACTCGGACTTATCAAAAATACACTTGCTAATGGTTTACCTTCTTTTATTCGTGAAACGATTTCTTTCATGTTTTTTTCGAAATCAGTGATTGTCATACTCGCAGCCATATCATTCGTACCAAGTAAAATACCGAATGTGTTAGCGTTACAACGTTTGATTTGTTTAACCCAGTTGTCACGATCAGTTGCTACGATTTGAGATGATTTCAAACCACCGTTGCCCATTTTATGGATAACTACACCTTTATTGCCTTTATAAGCATAAGAGCCAATAAATGACACGAGACCCTCAACAACTTCAAGTGTAATTGTATGTTTACCTAAATCTAGTTTGATTGGTGTTACTTCTTGTTGTGTAGCATCAACTGTCGTCCATTCGCCGTTGTCTACTTTATATCGCCATTTTCCGATGTTTGACGTGTGCAATTCATAATAGTCGATTTCTTCATAGAATGTTACCACTATGCTATCGCCAGCAGTAGAGCTTTCGACCATAGCAGTATCTAAACCTTTAGCTTTTGGACCGATATCTAAATTCGCATCATATTGAGTCCAACTACCTTTTAACTCTACACTTAACAAACCATTGCCTGTATGATTGTTTGCTAGTCCGATAAAACCAATACCGCCGTCAGCGTAGCCCAGCTTCATGAATTTTTCTTTAAGTGGTAAAGTTAGTCTGTCTCCACCCCTAAACTCTCCACCTTGAACCCAACTGTCGCCAATAAACGCAATCTCTGTTTTCCCTGCGTAATCTGCATTTAATTGCTTACTTATATCGGCTGTGTATGTTTTGAGTGTGTGTTTACCAAAAGAATCTACGTTGTAGTTGTTATTATCTTGTGTAGTATCTTTTTCTATATACTTGCTAGGTATTTTAATGTCATATGGTGTGTATGTGTCTGGTAATTTATCACCTTTCACTAACATTGTTGTCTTAATAGCGCTTGTCAACATACTAAATCTTACATACCATGCGTCTTGAGGTACAGTGATTTGCGTTGTAGCGGTTGGTGTTACAGATATAAAATCAAAATTCTTGTTATAAAAAGCGTATGTGGCAAAATTATTGTTTTTAGATAATGTTGTCGCATCTTTAATGTAAATGTAATCACTCGCAGAATAGTTGATGTTATCTGACAAAAAGCCATTAGTTTGGTTAACGTATTTACCAACCATTACTCTTGAGCTGTCAAACAAATTATCTGATCGTTTAGTAAAACTTAATTTATCTGCTGCTATACTGTAATCGTACAACATGTCATTTGTAATATATCTACTAGGAATGTTTTGATTTAAGCCAGGTAAGCTATAATTGAATTTTTCAAAGCTTGTTTTGGTGCTTCCTTTTTCAATTTGATAATTTAAGTAATTATAACCTGCATATTTAGGGTCTTTAATCGTCGTTGTTCTTAAGAAAAATGCATTGTCTGGTGTTTTGAATGTTCTAGCATTTTTTACTTCAGTTAACCTAGATAATCCGCTAATAAATTTTTTGTCGATATCATAAAAAACAACAATATCTGAATAGTTTTGTGTGTAATTCGTTGCTGGTTGCACAGGTAAATAGTCACTAGTGACATATGTTTCATTTATACTCTCTTGACCGTTTGTATAATTCAATATTGTATCAACAAATATTGAATAAGGGTTGAATATATTTTTTTCCAACAAATAAGAAATCAGTTTTTGGATAAGATACAGATTTATCGTCTAGTGTGCTAAACGCTGCAAGATCTTTCTTCTGAGCATCTGTTAAATCTTCAAATGATAATTGCCCATCTTTACCAGGTTCTCCCTTATCTCCTTTATCCCCTTTGTCTCCCTTGTCACCTTTGTCGCCTTTTGCACCTTTAATTTCATTCATTTGCTCTATAGTTAAATCTTCATATTTGAAGGGTTTACCGTCATTTCCATTTTCTCCAGGTGGCCCTTGAGGTCCTGTGCTTCCATTTATACCGTCGACGCCGTCTTTTCCATCTCTACCGTCTTTTCCGTCCTCGCCCTTGTCACCTTTGTCGCCTTTTTCTCCTTTAAATAAATCGACGTTACTTTTTAAAATCTTTTCAACGATTCCGTTTAAAGTATCTACATGTACCTCTTTTCCTATAGCTCTAGTAATACCACTATCGCTTACATTAAAGTAAAAATCAGCAACATGAGAACTATCGTCAGTACCAGTAGTGTCTTCTAAGAATAATTTGGCTTGAACTTGACCGACGTGACGCGTTACATAATCAGGGATGTAGTATCTGATATGACCTTCTTCAGGTTTGACAACTTCTACTGTTTCATTTGTGAAAATAGAACCGTCTTGAGCGAAAAGATGCAATATTGGTTTGAATGCGGTTTGGTTTAAATTTACAGGAAAGTATTTAGGGTCTTCACTTAAAACATTTTTCATTTTCAAGTGAATATCTATTACAGATGTTGAATTATCCATAGTATAGAGGTTTAAATTGATATAACCTAAGTCTACACCTTGTTCGTTAATAATGGCCTCTACCTTTCCGCCTTTATATAATTCCATCAAAACACCTCTTTGTATAATAATTAAGGGTTATATGCTGTCAGCACATAACCCTATTTGTATTTGTCGCGAATAAAGTATTCGCCTTTAATTCCTATTTGTTCGTATAAACTTTTGATTGTTGTTGCTTGTACTTGAGCCCAACGTACATCGGTAGCATATTGATGATTACCTGGATGTTGAGGATTCCAACGCATACGATACAACGTATTTTGACCTTGATCGATGTAACCGCTTCTTACGAATTTAGCGCCGCCTACAATACCTTTTGCCGGTGTCGTCCAACCATGCCTTTTAGCGTACGAAATCGCGTTGTTAGGATTGTTATCATAAGCCCCAATTCCAAAGTAGTTATATATACCTGCACGCCCACTTGCAAAATAAGATCTACCATAACCACTTTCTAAAAATGCGTGTGATATTAAGTATATTTCGTTTAAGTTATATTTCTTACAAGCGTATGCAACTGCTTTACCTTGACCAGAAAGCGAACCTTTGCCTTTAAGTATTTTATTTAAAGCAGTAACAGAAATACCTTGATATTTACCTAAGTTAAGCATTTGATATTTTTGAGTGCTACTGTTCCATATTTTCAAGCTATTCATTGCATTTAACGTTTGAGAACGATTAGCGTTGTACCAACCCACACCATAGTTTATTTTAGGTGACCTTGTCATTTGGATATTTACTGCATGATTGAATGTATATTTACTATGCACAACAATAACTGTATTCTCTTTTCTGTTAGTCGATTTCTTCGTAGTTTTAGTTCTATGTGATGAATTGTGACTTGTAGATGTAGAAGGTTTTGTGGTTGTACTACCTTTAACACTAGAGCCTGGAACACTAACACGAATTGTTCGAGTAGTGATTTTATCTGTAGGTATTTCAGACAATAGCGTTTTACTGTTTTTGTAAATATATAACAGTGCTTCAATTGTTTTATCTATTGACTTTTTAGAAGGCTTACCTTTAACGGCCATATTCCAGTCGCCGTGTTCATATATACTACGCCAAATCGAACCTTTAACATTTATAGAAGATTTTTTCAAAGGTATATCATGAAACTGCATCCGCTGGGACACAAAAAGCATTGCGTGTAATTCGTTTAAAATGAAATCATTTTTACTTTCTGAATAGTCGCCACAAACTTCAACAACTAAATTTTGCGGGTCACTAGGTACTTCGTATTTTTCTAACCTAGGTTGCCATATGTGATTTCTATCAATGTAATAGTGTGGGTATTCTTGGTCTTGTATATACTTTCTTCTATCAAAGTACATATCTTGAACAGAACACATTGTCCCTGAATTACGAATCGTAACACCTTTAGGACTGTGGCCTCTTTCGACACCCTCGACAATTCTATGTGGTATATTTTCAGGATAAACAGTCTCTTTGTCATCAATAGTGAAATGTATGTCAGTACGTCTTTTCTTTTTAGTTACTGTTTTGTTTTGGTTTTTTGCTGGAGCACTGGTATTAGAAGCTTTATATGGAGGTCTTATGAAATATAAATTGCCCCCAAATCCGTTATACGTGTGATTTACATATGCTGCACGAGAACCGACGTATTGATTTGAGTTAAACCAGTTTTGGTCCACAGTGCGAAAATGTTTTTTATCACTAGGCCCTACAACAATACCTGTATGACCTGCATAACCATATGTCCAACAAACAATATCTCCTGGCTGTGGAACAAAACTAGATGTATTTCTATATATCTTCCAGCTTGAATTAGGGTAATTGCTTCTATTAGCCATCGCATTTGCATTACCCCATGTTCTAAAGTGCCAATAACGATTAAAGATATAATTGGGCAAATCCCAACACTGAAAACCAAACCTACCGTCTATGTTCACACCTTTTTTGTTATCGGCCATCCATTTTGCCCACGAGACAACTTGTTCTGCTGTCGGTTTACCTTTTGAAGGAAGTGCCATCGATACACCTCGCTTTCTGCATAATAAAAAGCCGATACATAACGTATCGACTTAAAATAAATATTGTGCTAATCCTATAGCTGCAACAATAATACTGAAAATACCGCCAATAATAATTCCGGTAATTTGAACATTACCTTTTTGTTTTTCCACGATTGATTTGTTTATATTATCTAGTTGGTCAGTGTGTGTTCTTACTTTGTATTTAATGTCAGTGAACTCGTTGCTGAATGCATTCATAGAATCACTAATTTTAGATAAATGCTTCTCTTGACGTTCTTGTGATTCAAATTGCATCTTTTGATATACTGTTTGTTTTTCAACAGTATTTTTTAATTCACTAATAGCTTCAGAATGTTTACGGTCGTTCGAATTGATACGTTCATATATTTTACCTGTTCCATCTATCCACTCCGATCGTGTAACATATCTATCGTCTTTTTCCAACAATATCTGCACCTCCAAAGAAACCAGCTATAGCATTAATCATGGTTAAAGTGGCAAATTGTAAAGGAGTGAGCCAATTAATCGCATGAAACACACTAGCTGAAGTCATTAAGAAGTAGAAAGCAGCATTACCGAAACCACTAATACAAATCAGATAGTTAAACACATTATTGAACCTCTGACTAGGTAAGAAAAATGGTGCGATAATAAACAAAATACTAAATATCATACCTAAAACTCCCCAAATCCAAATAGGCATAATTTGGTGGAGAGCTAAATAAAATTCACTATCGTCAAGTACATCGCTTTGTTCTTTAACCCAAAAGAATCCTCGTTCAAATTCTAATAAGCCTATACCGAAAATAAAAACGACGACTAACAAATAAATGATACTACTTTTCTTCATTTCCTCACCCTCTTTCTAGTTACTATATTGAGATGTAACATTTTTCCATTTGCCCCATCCAGTAGTAGTTCCTAACTTGTTTCTTGAATATATTGTGTGTTTATTGAAAGGCATAAACAATACTTTCTTATAAGATGCACTACGTGCAATAACAACAAGATAACCATTATCGTTTTCAGTGTCAGGTGAGTTAACAGGAGCGTAAGCATAAAAGAATCCCGATTTGTCAATGCCACTCATTGAATCTAAATCAGGATTTTCTATTCTAGGAATGTATCCATTTTCATCTGTAAATACATGAGGTGTTGCTACTTTAGCTAGTCTTTCATCTATTTTGTCAGAAATCATTTTTTCTAAAGCGCTAGGTTCAGTTATATCACTAGTATTTGCTTTTTTGTCTAACTCTGTTTTAAAATCACTGTTTTTAACATATGTTGCTAAAGCATTATCTAAATCAGAATGATCAACTACATCACCAGCATTAATTTTTTTGATAACCTCATCTGATTCGTTGCGTATTCTTTCGATTTGAGAGTTTATACTTTTTTCTGCTGTGTCTTTTAGGTTGTTTATGTCGCTTTTGGTATCGTTGATTATTTTATTTAAATCGTTTTTACTCTTTGTTACAAATGCGTCGAATTCTATTCTCACATCTTTAAGTTTAGTTAACGATTTCATTTCGTTATCAACTTTTTTGCGAACATCCATGACTAATTGATCAATCTGTCTGATAGTTTTTATTTTAATATCTGCACCAATTTTATTTATCAAAGCGTCTTTTACATAAAATTGAAATTCGTTTAAAACGACTGTATCAGCTCTACCCACAGCAGTCAAGTATATTTGACCTGTGACCCACGTATCTGTTGCAGCGCTTAAAAACTCATTGTCAACAACAAAGCGTATAACACCGTTTAAACTATCAACGAATTCAACATTAACTTTATCGGTTTGAGAGCCATTTGTTGATTCGAAAAACACATGAATGTCAGCGTTTGTCTTACTTATCTGCAATGGATATATACCTTTTTTTAGTTGGAAGGTAAGCATTGCAGTGTTGATATCTAGGTTGTAGAAAACTAATTGTTCATTTGTAATAGGAACTAAACGAGGTTCATCAAGTGCAATCAGTTTAGCCTCTTTGTAAATACCATCTTTTGAGAAATCACTCATTTAATAAACCTCCTTATTTTTTATTTCTGATTTTATTTCTAATATCAAATGATGCTGGTTTATCTGGATAAATTTGATCAAATGTATTTTCTTTTTGGTTGCCGTATGTGCCGCTTCTAAACATTTGAACCGAATTATGCGAGTGGCTAGGAGTAAACTCAGTCACAATAATTAAGTTTTTGATGTGACAAACACCTTTTGAACGTCTAACTTCAACGACTGGCATAACTTCGTCAGTACGATGTACGTTTTCAGGTGATGTTGTAGACATTTGTATAGGAGCAATCGCATGTATAGGTATTGTATGAACGCCTTTTTTAAGCGTATGCTCAACTTTAAATAACTGCCGTTTGTCAGATTTGCCATTGCCGCTAAATGGGTTGTAGTTTTGAATTACCATAGGATTAACACCAAACGTCGTGTCTCTGTCGACTTCAACAGTAATTGAACCATGCATTGTCGCAAAGCCGTTAGCAGTTACTTTAAATCTTTGTTGTGTCATTAACATACGTTGCCAACTAGTAGTAGATTTCAAACTGAATTGAGTTGCACCTTTGGTATTATATCTATCGCTGTAAACAAAAGATTTAGCGATAGGTTCATTGGCTGTGCGACCATTTTTACTTACATTAGCTTGTGCTAATCTGATGACGATATTTCCTAGAAAATAAACAGAACGCCACATTTCTTCTGCCCCTCTAGGTTTCCCAGCACGACCTTCATAAACTTCAGGTAAGAATGAAGTTATATTGTGTTTGATACCCACCCAGTTACTGAATGAAGCGAGCGTACTAGATCCCCAAGTCACGTAATCACCGTAGTTACTCATATCTTGTAATAACTGTGTCATCACGTTATTAGGTTGATTACTAAAACGAGGATAGAACAAGCAATAGTCAGATATTTGAGAAGTGATGTTGTGACAATCGATATGCCCTGCAATATCGCCTAAGCCCTCAAATAAAGCTTTCATATTTTTAGCTTCTTTTTCACTAAATGGCTTTTTACCTTTAAAATTAGCTTTGCTAGGATTAGTACCTGTACCATTTTCCCAATAATAATCAAAATTTCGGTTTAAATCGACGTTGTTTGAGTTTTCACGTTCTTGATTAGCAAACCCCCAAGGATTTACAATAGGAACAACGATTAAACGTACGTTTTTACGAATGTTTGCCAATGGCGCGTGCTCTTGCCAATGATTAACAACTAAGTCCATAAAGCGACTTAAAGCATAAAATGCGCTGTACTCATTACCATGAATACAAGAAGTGATTACAATTGTTTTTGAGTAGTGTTGCGGCTCAAAAGTATATTTGTAAATGTCGTATTGGTTTGATTCGTCTTTACCAATAAAAGACTTGCGACAATATTTATTGTCTACAAATTTATCCCAAAATATTTTCAAGTTTTCTACGGGTTCATTGTGTAAAGGAGCCTCATTTTCGCCTCGCATCGCACCTTTGATATAAGGAGGATTCCAAATGTAACTATTGTCATCTGCAACATTTAATTCTTCACCAACTAAGTTACTTAGATTTAAAAAATCATGTCCTAAACGGTCTCCTAATGTATCGAAGTTTTGACCATCAATACTTGCTCTAGCGTCTAATATTTCTTGTTGATCGTTTGCAAGTGTAGGAACTAATGTTGCTCTCAATCTAGCATCAAACCATCGTAAAGTACCTTCTAAGTCTTGTTTTGAGCCGTCAGAATGTGTGTGTTCGATTTGATATGATTGATGTGCTTTTTTATCAATATAATTATGTCTTTGAAGAATTTCTTCAACATTGATTAACATTTCTCGAGTAGCGATAAAATTTAATTCACACTCTCTAACAAACCTAGCACCGAAAATCGTATCTAATTCTTCATAAATTGTTTTTCTCAATTAATTGACCTCCTTAACTTTTAAATTACCGTCTTTATCAACGGTTATTTCGCTGAGGTCGTATGTTTTACCGTCCTCACCTTTTATTTCTACAGGCTTTGAACCTTTACCGCCTCTAGTTGCAGCCGAATTGGCTTTAGATTCAGTTTTGCGATAATTACTGGCAAAACTTCCACCGCCTAATCCACCTATAACTTGAGCCGCTTCACTTAAACGTTTTAAATAACGAGCGTGTCTGTTGAAATCACCTAAAGTTACATCTTGTTTAACAATCTTATTGTCAGCATCTCTAACTGTTGTTACTTCTACAATTCTCATAAATTGATTAATCCCTAAAATTGAATGTTTGACTTTAACAACATCACCGATTTTAGGGATTGCATTAGGGTAGTATTTTCTTAGTGTTATAAAATCTAAAGTTAGAGATATTTTAATCGATTCATAAATTAATGTTTGTAGTTTAGCTTTCATAATGTCAGGGTCTTTAATTGTTCCATCTTTGATCGGTGGAGCTTCGTATTTTCCAATATCTTTCATTTCAGGATGTTCAAAGTATTCAATCAATCCAGCACCTTCAAGACCTTCATCGTCTGTATAATCGCCGTAACCAACAGCGTATGTGTACAATTCGCCAGAATCTTCTTCATACTTCATATTATTCGCATTAATTTCATCATCGATATGATAGTCAGCGCGTTTTTCTAAATATGAAGTAAATACAAATGTGTACTTCTTGGTTTTACTACTGAATTTTATTTCAAATTCTAAATCCCAAATATCCATCGCTTTTTTGACTAAATCTTTAACCGTCTCACCTTCGCCGCAATCTTTAACATCAGCAAAATATAAGTCGCTGGGCACTTCATAACTTAATCCGGTACCTTTAAAAATTACGTCTAAAAAATCTTGTGCTTGATAAGGTCCAGAAATTTTATTATGAACAACATGTCTGTTGATGATATCAATAGGCTTCTCTCTTAAAGAAATAGATACTTCTTGAAGTCGCCCGTGTGTTTGTCTGTCAATGATGAAAGCAACATATTCTCTATGATCATTAGGACCTTTCAATTGGGTTAATGTCCAACGTTTACGAACACCACGTATAACTTGATAATTGTATTTATCCTCTAATATACGACACTTTACGATTGTTTCAGAACCTAATTTTTCGGTTGTTGTTGTAGTTACATAAACAGGAATACCTCGTCCACGATGTGGTGTAAATAATACAGGCATTCAATCACCTCTACTTGTAATAAAATTTCATATCGAATTTAGCCGTTTTGACTAAGTGACTAAATCTAAAGTCATTCCAACCTGGTTTAAACTTAGGTTGAGCGTTTGAAGCCTCATTATTGATAGGAACACCGTTTCTAAAGGTTTGAACGCCATCATATACAATAACGTCTCCTTTTTTGAGGTCTATACCTTTTATCGTCATAACATCAGAGAGGACGCCGCAAGTAAAATAAAACTTCTCTTTAGCTTTAATGTTTTCACCTAAAACAAGCGTCACCTTTTTATAAAGTTTGAACTCATCGTTTGGAACATTTCCGTGATAATAAATAGAGTTATTATAAACGTTAGTGAATGTGAACATTCTTGTGTAGTCCATTTCGTCGAAAGGTATTAACATATCATTCGACCACAATTCTTTGTCTGGTCTGTTTTCTAAATCTAAAGATGTTCCAATACTTTCAGCAAAAGGTATTTCTTCTGTCTCAAATTCTAATTCAAAGTGAATGTAACGCCCTTTTTGCTCGGGAACAATCGGAGCCGAGCATTTAACTTGATATTGCTTACCACTAACATAGTAATCATCACCAAATTCATCGTGATCGTAAATTGGATTATCATATTCGTCGTATTCTTGAAAGTCTTCTTCTGTAGGTTCTATAAAACGATAGTTTTTAGGTTTTCTTTTCCTTAATTCTCTTAACCAAACAACTTCTGTATCGACTGTTAGATTATAGAATTCATCTCTCAAACGTGGAATGTCATTTAGTTTTGTTGAGTATACATAACAAGGAACGGTTATTTTTCTTTTACGATATTGCGAACTTAACAACATCCGACCACTTGTATTTTCTTTAGTTTCATAGTTGTCTTCTATCTCCATACTTTCGATAACTACATCTTTTACACGAAAGCCGAAGTCAGACAACTTATATTTAGTTCCATCTTTCTTTTTAATTTCAATGTCCATTGCCTGACCTCCTAGAATGTAAATGTAGCATCACGGTCTGCTGTTTGTCCGTTTACTATAGAAGTTAACGCATCATTGTCAACGGCCATTTCAACACGTACAACACGCTGAGAAGGGTTCGTCTTAAATTGATGTGTATGTGTTACTTGTGAATTAACTGAAGCGTTAGCATTTTTTATTTGTGAATTTATATCAGGTATAGCTAAATTAGCATCAAATGCGTTAGCAACTGATTTAGCCATAGCACCCATACCACTTACAACATTTTTGCCTTCTTGATTAATACCTATGCCTAAACCTTCCATTGTCCAAACACCATATTGTTTAAACAATTTTGAAGGAGAACCAATGTGTAAAGCACTTTTAGCAGCATTAACTGCACCCATTACTACATTACGTGCAGCAGATGCAACTTGACCTGCCATTGCTCTAATACCATTGATAAGTCCCATGATTAAATCACGACCAACAGAAACCATTTGACCGATAAAACCACGCGCTGCACTTACCGCTCTTGATACACCAGAAGTTACTGAACTAACAACGTTAGACATTCCTGAAATTACTGAACTGACTATTCCAGACATAGCCGAACCTACCGCGCTAAGCATGTTTGAAAAACCACTTGACACAAAGCTAACAGCTCTTGATACTGCGCTAGTAATAAAACTAACGATTGATGACCAAATGCTTGAAATCAATCTAGAAATGGCACTCATGACAGATGAAGTGACACTCAATAATGATGACCAACCAGCTTGGACGAATGTCACAATGCTTTGGACTACTGTAGAAATTACAGTAACGAGCATAGTCCAAATTGTTTGGGCAATAGTTACTAAAGTCGTCCAGATTGTAGATGTAACGGTTACTATAGTCGTCCACACAGTTGTTATAATCGTGACTAATGTAGTGATGATTGTAGTAATAGTAGTGACTATTAAAGTCCAGATTGTTTGTGCAATAGTGACTAAAGTTGTCCAAATCGTAGTTGCTACGGTTACTATTCCAGTCCATATTGCTGATAGAATTGTTCCTAGCGTAGTAACTATCGTTGTGATAGTTGTTACAATCATTGTCCAAATTGTCTGAGCCACAGTAACTAGCGTTGTCCAGATAGTAGTCGCTACTGTAACAATAGTCGTCCAAATTGTTGATAGAATACTTACTAATGTTGTTACAACCGTTACAATGACGTTTACGATTGCTGACCAAATCGTTTGAGCTACTGTAACAATAACACTCCATTGTAATTGAGCACTTGTAACAATAGCTGTCCATATACTTGATAAAAACGCTCCTAAACCAGAAACAACTGTTTTAACAACGTTAACAATAGCGTTCCAAATAGAACCTGCAATACCTGCTAATGGACCAAATATTGCACTGAAACCATCAACAATGTTTTGCCATGATTGTTTTAAATAGTCGCCTAAGATACTCCAGATATTTTTAGCCATTTCTACAATAGCTTTCCATATTTCAGCACCTGCTTTAGAAATTGTTTGCCAAGCGCCACGCCAATCTCCAGTTAATAACTGAAGTAAAGCCACAATTGTACTTAAAATGACTTCCATAGCAATTTTTATTACTGCTTTAATAATTTCCCAAGCCACTTTAACAACTGCAACAACTGTGTTAAAAGCTTGTTTAACCATTGGTGCTATAACATTGACTGCAGCATCTACAATAGCTACAATCTGGCTCCATGCTTGTTGGAACATCGGCGCTAATGGTGCTAATATTTCTTGAGCACGACCAAATAAATCGCCTAAGAAACCGAGCACTGCTTTAATAGCAGCACCAACTGAACTAGCTATTGCGTTCCATGCGTCTGTTAGTGCATTTCGCAATACTTCAGAAGAATTCCAAAGTGCTACAAATATCGCAATGACTGCTGCAACTGCTGCTATTACTATGCCTACTGGACCAGATAACGCTGCAAGTACGCCACCTAAAAATTCTATAGCGCCCATGACAACGCTAATTATTCCACTCAAACCACCGAATGTAGTAATAAGAGGGATAATTACTTGAGTTACAAAAATGAACGCTGGTGCTAATGCCATTAATATTCCAGCTAACGTTGCTACGATTCCTACAATCATACCAATAATCGGACTAGCTTCTGTTAGTTTCCCTATAAACTTGGTAATAGCTAACGCCACATCTAAAACTACTGATGCTAATGGTGCCATTGCAGTAGCAACATTAATGATAATCATGACTAAATTACCAAGTAATTGTAATAATTTAGGACCATTTTCTTGAACGTAAGCTATAAACTTCTTAAATCCGTCTGATTTAGCTACCGTTGCACTCCATTGTTCAAATTGACTTGCCATTTGTGCGAGTGATTCTAAAATTAAGTGAGTATTAGGTGCAAATGCTTTCATCAAATTAAAGATACCTTTGAATACTGATCCAAAGATTTGTCCAATTAACGGTAAATTCTGTTTAGTATATTCGATAAATGATTTAATCGCATTTTGACCTTCAGTAGATTGTGCCCATTGGTTAAAAGCAGCGCCCATTTTCTTGAAGCCTGCTGAAACCCACTCAGCAAGTGGCGCAAGTTGAGTGAGAACACTAATAATTCCACTACCGAATTGTCCTGCTGCATTTAGCATATTGTTGAAGATTCGAACACCGGTTGTTCCCATCATTTCAAAGAATTTTTGTGCTACTTGCGAATTTTTCGACCAATCAAGCAATTTAGAACTAGCTTGTTCAATCCCTTTAGAAACACCTGATATGAATGGCGTTAATCCTGCTAGTGCTACTTTTGCAGTATCAATACCATTGGCTAACGTATTAAATATTTGTGCTTGATTTTGCTTTATAATACCTTCCCAAGCGCTTTTAAGACTATCTAATGATGATTGATAACGTTGTGTTTCTGCTGTAGCCTCTAAAGTACCTTTTTTGAGCATATCTAAAGCACTTACTGCCATACCTGCAAATAATCCTACACCTGCATAAGCAGTACCGAATGCTTGAGCCATTCCTAAGGCGCCACCTGCAACTACACCTGCAGCGTTCATCACTGCCATTAATGCAGGTACTAATGAAGCGATAGCAGGAACGAGTAAGGAAATGTTAGCAAGTAACGAGCCTTTAATCATGTTACCGAAAACAGTTCCGAATGATCTGATATCGTTAGCTAAGCTATCTAATGAATTACTGTAATCTTCTAAACCTTTGTGTAGTTGTTTAAAGAAAGCCATTGCTGGATTTCCATCTACATCAAGCCGAGTGTGTATGCGATTAGGGATAGAACGTAACATTGCTTTGAATGCTTCGATTTTTGAAACTGCAGCGCCCATATCGACGTCAAGTTTAGCTTTTGCTCGTTGTTTAGCAAATTCATTAAGTTCAACTTTAGCACGCTTAATTGCTTCTCTTGCACGTGTTGCATCTGCATCAAGTTCAGCGCTGTAATGACGATTTGTAAGCGTAGCTAAATTGGTTTGTAGTAACCTTATTCTACTTAACGCATCACTTACATCGGCGCTTATATCAACGTCAGCGTCTTTGTTATCTACTCTATCAATATATTTTTCAAGAAATTCAATATTTGTTCTAGCACTCTTGATATCTGCAGTTAGTTCAGCGTCTGCATGTAGATGATCGAAACTATTCACAATCCCTTTAGCTGTATTGACTTCTTCACGCACTTTACTAAAGTCCACATCTAACTCTGCATCAGCTTTTGTGTTATCAAATGACTCTAACGATGCTTTAGCACTTTCGACTGCACTCTTAACACCTGAAGCGTCTGCGTCAATCTTGTTGTTCTTAATTTTTTCCATAGTGCCTTTGAATTTCTCTGCTGTTCTTTTAGCAGTATCTAAAGCACTTTTAAATTTCTTCGTATTAGCCTCAATCGACGCTTTAATACTATAATTTGCTTCTGCCACGTGTTCCCACCTCCTTATTTGTTAAGTTTTGCTATTTCAGCTAGTAAATCTTTAGGAGGCTTGTTATGTTCAAATTTAGCGTCTGAGCCAAATTTCAGTGGTTCGCCTCTATTTAGACGTTTAACATTTTCGTCATAATTCATGATGTCATCAGCACTTTTGAAACGATACTCTGTTTCGCCTTTTTTACCACCTTTACGTTTTTGTTCTGCTTGCGCATCACGTATAGCAAAAGCCCATTTGTACATTTCCATATCTCTATCGAGTTGTTCGTACTCTAGAGCGTACATACGATAATTAAACTCTCGAAGCGTCATCATCTCTATTTGATCTAAATCATAGATTTTTAACTTGCTCATACAAATGACAACGATTCTATCGAAAGTTAAAGGTTCTTCGTCATTTATTTCTTCTTGTTTTCTTTGTACTCGTCCGGGATTAGGTTTTGGGTTAAACGTTTCTTTCCCAGTTCTTCAAGAATTTCATCACAATATTCTTGAATACCAGTATTTTCAGCAATGTCTTCTAATACCGCTTCGATATCTTCATCACTTTTAGGGTGTTTTTTATGATGTGATGTAGCTGCTTTGATAACCTCACCTAAAGCTACAACGTTACCGTTAGATAGGTTAGGTACGATCATATTCAAACCTTGTCCAATGTTCATTTGTTCTGCTTCAAAACCTAGTGATTTATCGACCAAACTTAAAAACTTAAATCCGAATGACAATTCTAATTCTTTACCGTTAAATTTAATTTGCATAATGTTAATAACCTCACTTTAATTTTAGTCAAAATAAAAAGAGGGCTTTTCGCCCTCATGTTATACAGTTTCTACAGTGCTAGGTTGGTTTGGCTGTGGCATTTCTGAAACTAAACCATCGTTTGCAGGGTCTGCAGCAACAGTGTCATGGAAGCCATATGCAGCTTTATTTTTCTCGATTTCATCAGGTAGTGTAGCCCAACCACGAACTTTTTTAAGATAAACACCAAATTCAGTTTCGAATTCAGCGATTCCATCAGCTTCGTTAGTACGGTCAATACTATTCCATAACCCTTGTCTGTATTCTGCTTTGTATTTACCTTCTTTGTTCTTAACTTTTTTATTGATGATCCATAATTCGTAAGGGACATCCTCTTCTGCAGCGTCCTCAATTTCATCACATAACGTATCATCAACGTTCATGTAGCAGTTAATTGTCACTGTAGATTCTAAAGTACCACCTGAATTTACAGGACCATCTATAGTTGCTTCTGTATCTCTGTCTTTTTCAGTTTCTCGTTCAATTTCAGTAACCCATAATACTTTGTTTGCATCTTTTTTATCTCCAGCTTTACGAATCAATGCTAATTCGTCAGTACCTTGTTTTAATGCCATAGGTTCTCTACCTCCAAATTTTTTTGTAATAAAAAAAGCAAGCCAACTTAATGACTTGCGTACTCAATATTAATAGTTGTATGTTCTAAAACTTGATTTGATTCAATTTCTGTACTTACATTCACTGTTATTTGAGGATTTCGTAACGAATAACCGACTAAATCAATATCATCTAACACAATATCTTGAACATTCATGTACAAGTTGTCATTAGCTCCTTTATCCTCATCAACACCCCATAAATGAACCGTAGCTGTTGGATTACCAACATAGCTGTCAAAAGTGGAACGGTTAACTTTGTCTGAGACTGTTTGAATAGCGATAAAAGGATAAGATAATTCTTGATTTAAGTCTTTTGTTTCAATTACTGGAACATCAAGCTCAGTGAAACGTTCGTACAAATAGTTAAATAACTGTAATTTAGCTGATTGTTTCATCACACGCCCCCATATCCGTTTATTAATCTTTCAAGATCTTCTCTGACTTGCTTTGTATATCTTTCATAAACAGGGAACATGAACGTTTCGGGTTCCATATAACGCGTACCATATTCAAGAAATGATGAATAACCGGCTTTAGAAGTTACAGCATATTGAAGATTACCTTCTTTAGTATCTCTTATCATTCTTGCTAAGTTACCAGTCCAGTAACCTTTATTCATAACTCCTTTAGCACTAGCTACAGTGTCATTTGCAAACTCAATAGCGTCATTCCGCAATACTTCATCAACGTCATTGTCAATGCTTTCTTGCATTTGACTGAATTTCTCGATTAAAGCGTCAATATCATTCGACATGCTATTTCACTTCTTTCACATAGAACACTGTATCGTGTTCATAGCTTATCTTTTTAGTTACGAGGTATTTAATACCTTTAATATATGCGTGCGTCACACGAGGCTCAAAACGTCCATTTAAACGTATGATGTTGATATCTTTCTTCACATCGCCATATTCCAAACTAGTGCGATCAGGGGATAAAGGACTAATGTTACATGGTATTTCATCATAAACATCTTCAGTTGTTTCATATTGGCTTATTTTAGGGTTATACTTCCCTTTAGATTCTTTAGCAAACGCAATCCTTTTGTTGTATCTCAATAGAATATACCTTTGCCGCGTTTGTTTAAGTTTTTAGGAAACAAAGCATCGATAACATCCATATATTCATCAAAATCATTGTCTTGAAATGTATTAGAACGTCCATCAATACTTTCGTTAGTCATACCCTCAGCACCAACACGATTAAAACGCTTGACTGCTACTTCTTCAACGATATATTCCAACCTTACAGGTATTTCTTCTACGTCGAGAGGGAGTAGGCTAATCAAACGTTTTTCAGTGTTGTTTATGATGATGTTTAGTAAGCTGTCTTGTTTATCGTCATCAATAGAAAGTAACAATTTAACATTTTCTAATGTCGCCATGTTATCCCTCCAATGATTTTACGATATCAGCTTTCGTATCGTGTTCAGATACCTCAATACCATGTGTTTTAGCCACATCTAACAATTCAGCTTTAGTACTTTTACTATCAACATCTAATGCGATGTATTGTTCTTTGAATTTGTTCTGTTTATGAAATAATTCGTTGATACGCTTTTTAGAAATATCAGCAGAAAATTCATCTCCAACTTCATATTTCTTATTATCGTGCTTATCAACGAACGATCTAATTACTTTATAAGCAAAAGCCATAGGTCAGACCTCCTTGATTAATTAAACAGTTTCAGGTTTAGCATCTTTAGCAGCTTCTAATTTAGCGAATGCATTATCATCAGCGATGTGGAACGCTACGTCCATAGTTACACGTAAAGCGATTAGTTCTTGTTCGAATAAATTTACAGGTGAACCATCAGCATTTTGTACAGTTGATAATTGACCATCTTCAGAAATTTGGTAAGACATGTTGTAAGGGATACCATAGAACATTTTGTTAAAGTCACCAGCAAATAATTCACCTTTTTTGAATTGTTCTGATTTTAAATCAACTACTGGTAAACTATCTAATGTGTTAGAAGTACGGTCGTAGTATTTTTCTTTAGTGACTTTATCTTCTACACCACGTAAAGCTGTACGGTTTTGTGTTTTAGATAAGAAAGCGTTAGGTTCAACGTTATGCTCTAATAATACGTCTTCTAAAGCTAAAACGTTATCTAGGTTAATATCACCTTTAACTACGTTGCCTGATGTTGCTACTGATTGCGCAACTGATTTACCAAATGGATTGTCGTAGTTTAATAATCCAGCTTCATCGAATTTTTTATAAAATTGCTCAGCGATTTGAGGTTTCATAGCTTCGAAGAAACGAGAATATGTGTAATTTAAGAATTCACGTGAAGCTACGATGATTACACCTAATTTGTGTGAACGCATTTTCGCTTCAACTAAGCTAGGTTTAGAAGTTTTAATTTTTTGACCTTCTCCTACCCAGTACGCACCTGGTTTATCTGCCCAGAAAGTGAATTTCTTTTCAGATTTTCCGGCCATATCTTGATATTGACCTAATTGCATAATTTTAGAGTTTTGTAATACGTCTAATAAAATTGGTTCGTTGAAGTCGTTTAATAATTCGCCTTCTTTGTGTTCATGCATCATTACATGATCAGGGTTAAATGTTTGCGGTTTTACATCTGCCATAAGTTAATTACCTCCAGTTATTTGATAATGCGATTTTCTTTCGCTAAGTCTGCGAAATTAGTATGTGTTTGTTTTGCATTTGTTAAGTTACTTCTTTGACTTGATGGTGTTGATTGTCTTGTTGCTTCTTTAACTTGTTCTTGTACTGCTTTGTCGAAATCTTCTTTAATCGAATTAACGACATCATTAATTTGTTCGTTATCTTCCAAATGAATTAAAGACTGTGCAAACGAAGTAGGTAGACCTTTTTCTTTTAAGTCACTTTCTACATCAGCTTTGAGTTCACGCAATTTAAATTCTTTTTCCTTTTCAGCTAAGGCTTGTTCGCGTTTCTCAATTTCTTTGTCTTTCTTCTCTTTTTCAGTTAACTTAGCGTAGCTTTCAGCCTCTTTTTTAGCTTCTTCACGAGCTTTGTCTAGTTCTTGCTGGTGCTTACGATCCCGTTTAGAAAGAGCAGTCTCGACAGCTTTACTGATTTGAGAATCTACTTCGCTTCTTGTATAAGTTTCTTGCTCTTGATCGCTATTGTTTTCTGGCTTCTTATCATTACTTTGTCCAGGTTCACCTTCGTCATTGTCAGCGAAGAATTGTAAATTTAGATTTAGTTTGTCATTTAATTTCATTTGTTTATCCTCCCGTTCAGTCTTAAATTCAATGTTTAATCGCATAAAAATAGCACCCCAATTAGTCAATTAAGCCCAATTAGTGTGCTAGATATATTTGATATTCGCATTTGATTTAAGCCCGCTCAGTATTTTTTAATAATGAGCAGTTTAATGACTTACTGAGGTCAAGTAGCTAACGTTTGCTACCAACGAGATAGATATTGGATCACCATTTTCACGCTATGTCTTCGCATGAATACCACCTCAAATGAATTTTTTAGGGTCTGGTTCAATCTTATTCTTATCTGTTTTTTTCGGTTGTGCTTTAGTTGTAGGGTTTGTGTCGTTCAATCTTTTTAACTCTTGATGTATACTTTCCAATGCTTTGGCGATACGTTCACTAGTCTTTGTCATTTTGCATCACATCAATCAGCTTTTTAATTTTTTGTTCAGTCGTCATGTCATCGTTCAAAACCTTTTTAGGATCATCGGCAATGACTTGCATATATTCATCTTCGACATCGTAAAGTTTTTCTTCTAAATCCTCAATCACTTAACAACACCTCCAAAATATCTTCCTTTTCTTTCTTCAAAGAATTCTTCACGCCAATTAGGATTGATGTGTGGCGCTACAGCACTCCGACAAAAAGGGTGCATAGGCGGAGCGTTCACACCAGGCTTCATATCTTTGACTTTAAATACTTTATTGTTTAAGTGCCTACAGGTTTTTGTTGTCTTACCATCAATCTTAGCGTGATATTCATATTCTGCATCAGGTCCATGTTGTTCTAACATATGACGCTTTGCAGCTAACGTTTGCACTCTAGCAGTTTCTGTTATGAGTAAACGTCTTATTTCGTAAGTACTATTACCTGTTTCTTTTCTGAACTCTTTCACAAACTCATAAGGGTGTCGTCCTCTTAACAATACTTGGCTTGTAGCCTTTTCAACATGAGCACGAACAACTTTCATATCACGCCATAAACGACGAGACCAGTTAGAATTTTGAAATGGAGCAGTGACAATTGTTTTTACATCGTTGAGTGATACATGTATTGTTTCGCCTAAAATACCTGCTTGTTGCTCAAGAGAACGATAATAGGATGATTCCATGTAATTATAAATAGATTGCTCTATACGAGCGTATGAGTACGTTACAATGAGCCCTAACTGTGCTTTAAGTAACTTCTCTCTATTCACATACATCGCTGTATTGTATTGCTTAAGTTCTCTGTTCGCTCTATCGCTAAAGTCATTGTTTTTAACGTATGACCTTGCTTTATTAGCAAAAGATTGAACGTCGAAGTTATCCACTCGTTTTTTCGCTTCGTTGATAGGAATACCCTCACTGTCTGCGTATCTTGCATAGAATTTAGATATCTCATTCTCTATATCGTCAATCATGTTGTTAACAATGCGTTCAATCTCTTGTGACATTTCTTTATCACTCATTGTTTCATCTTTAATAATCTCTTGAGCTCTTTTATCCCAATAAGTCATAGATCATCACTCCTCAATGTTTGAAGTCGATTGTTCTATGTTATTTTCCTCATTTTGTACGTTCTTATACATTAAATCATCAGAACGTTTTACTTTTTCTTCTTCCTCTGATTGGATACGTTTGACTTCATCTTGAGGATTGTCTATGAAAGATACAAGAGACATCAGTGTTTGTTGGCTAATTTCTCCACCAGCACTCATGTACATTTGCATTTCTTCTGTAATTGACTTAGGCAAGTTGCGAGTGAAAGTGAATACTAAACTCTTGAGGTTATCTTTGTCTATCTCTCTATTCACGCCCATGATTTCTCCGACTAACTTGTAACGTCTAACCAATCCCTTCCGGAACAATCCTTCTTTGATTGCTGTACGTTGCTCTAAACCAAATAGCTTATATTTCATGCTTTCACCAGACCGTTGGCCTCCAAAGTTTTCATCAGTCATGTCTGGTGTGTTAGTAAGCGTGTGAATGTCTTTAGCGATTCTTGTTTTATATGCTTCTACACCACTCACATCATATTGTTTATAGATGTATTGAGCGTCTACATTACCTTCAGTGACTTTGTCGTCCACTGTTGCGTATTCAGGAGGTGCTAAATGGAATACGTTTGCTTCTTTTTGTAACTTAGCCACTCTTTCATCGAGGTCAACGTTGCCTTTGATTAGTAACATCGCATCGTTTAAATCACTCATATAGTTTGCTGTATCTGATTCCGCTTCATCATATAAGTCGATAAGAGGAATTACTTTCTCAAAATCTCCACGACGTTTTTCATTATTGCTAAACTCTGTAATAGTAACTTTACCAAACGAGTGCGCTTCAGGAGGTTTACGCTCTCTAAGCTCGTAATTTGTAACGCTGTGAGAAGTGTAAAAGTAAGTCGCGTCATCAGTAATCACATCAACGTAATAAATGTAATTACTATTATCATATGAGTTTATATTGTCCTCTTGGTCTACTTGCCAATATCTCACTGCCATTAAACTGTTCTGTTCAATGCTTGTGTCATATATAACAAATGTACTGCGTGGATCTGATTTATATAATCTTACTTCATCTTCTTGATTACGAATGATGTATTCATATGCTCGTCCAAATATAGATAAGTCTAAACCTAATGAACGATTGTGACTGTCTATATCATTTAACTGATGCAATTCGTTTATTTTATCCTGTGTCATTTCTTTATCTGATTGCACTTGTATTGCATGGCCGAAACAATATCCATTCACAAAATCGGTAATATATGAAGCGAAGTCGTGTGCTGCACGATTATCAGCTAAATGCTTTTCTCTTCGTCGTTGATTACGCATGATATTAAAGTTTAAGCCTTGATAATAATCATCTAACATTTGTAAACGTGGTACTTGTGCTTCTAAATGGTGCCCGATGAACTTGCTTATGTCATCTGGCTTATTTAATAAATCAATGGTTTGTCCGTCGTATTTATATACTTCTACTGCGTCACGTCTGTATATCTCATCTCTTTGTTGCCTGCGTTCAATGTCACGCTCAAAGTTGTTTACATGTGCCATGTATTCCCTCCTTATAAGCCCATTGCTTTAATAGTGTTAATTGATTTTTTAAGTGGTGATTTTTTCTTAGATTCCGGTCTATAGAAACGCTCTACTGAATATCTGAGACTATCGATGCAATGGTTGTACGTGTCTACAGGCTCATTCAAGTATTCTTCTGTATTTTTGTCCTTCTTCCAAGTATAGTTGTCAAATTCTTCTATAGTTTTGAAACAACGTTCATCAATAACAATGTCAAACTGCATTAAAAATTGTAATCCCTGAGCAATGGAACCTTTACCTTTTTTGGTTGGTTTAATACGTTCAACACCAAGTTTACGCATTTCAGCAATACTCTTTTGTTCAGCACTATCTGCCGTTATTTCTTCTTTACCATAACCTAACTGCTTAATTACTCTAGCTATTTCATCATTCAACATTCCAGTTTTTACATATTCTTCAACGATATATAATTTACGATTCTTTTTATCTATCTTTACATGAACAAATGCACTAGGATCATTCACATAACCAAAGTCCAGTCCAAAGTATGAAGGAAGATGTCTTAGTTCATCTTTATTTAATAATCTCTTTTCGTACTTAGGAAATACTAATTTATCTAATGTAGCAAACTCGCCTAATGCATATATCTTATAATAGGCAGGATTACGACTTGCTAATAACTCTAAGTTTTCTCTAGTCTTGCTATCTAGGAATTTATTGTCTTTATAACTTGACTGCCGTATCATAACGTCTTGCATATTTTCTCCATGTTCAAAGAAATACTTATATACCCAGTTCAACTTAGAGACTGGGTTAAACATTAAAAATATTTGTTTGTTCAAATGCTTTCTCTCCCTTAAACGCAATGTAAGTTGCGTATAATCATTTAAAGTGAACTCTGACGCTTCTTCCATAACGATGTCCGAGATACCTTTGATTGACTTAATTTTCTCTGGATTGTCTAATCCTTTAAACAAAAAAATTGCGCCATTCGGTAACTTGACCTTGTTATCAGTCTTGTTCCAAAGGCACATGTCCCAAACACCGAAGTTTATCAAACAATCTTTAACATCTTCAAATAAACTATCTTTAATTGTAGACTGAACTTTCCTAAGCCATAATATACGTCTAGGATACTTCCATTTATTCAACGCTTTTAATACTACCTTTTGGATCACCCCATGAGATTTACCACTAGATCCTCCACCATAGTGAACTTCTGTAAAATAATCATAATTGAACAATACATCGTAAATATTTTTGTTGAATACTTTTTCGGGGTGATTAAAGTTAAGTTTAAGACTCGTCATTGTAATCACCTACATTAATTTCAATATTGCGTTGAGTGATTTCTTGTTCAACTTTATCTCTGTATTTATTAGGTAGCCTGTTCTTAAGAGCGAATATCAAAGACGTAGGGTTAGCATGCTCGTACTTTTTAACTTTGACAACCTTACCTGCATTAGTGACTGTTTCTTCTTCATAGTAGTAGCCTGTAGCTCTCTTATGCAATGCGTTTTCTAATTCATAATCAGAAACTTCTTTGCCCTTTTTTATGGCTGTTGAAAATGCCGGGTACTTATCGTTCCATGTTCTCATAGTAGAATAAGCAACACCTAAATTCCTTGCTATTTGTTCATCAGTTAAACCGTCGCGTTTCCAACCTTCTACTAATCCTAATTTACTTTCAATATCTAACTTCTCATATAATCCCTTTCTACCCATCTCATATATCACCAACTCTCACGGTATTCCCTTTCACATAATAAAAAAGGAGGTCTAACCAAATCATTGGCTAGCCTCTAATAGGATTGCTTATATGAATGTGCGCAAGCAATCAGAACGCGCTAAGTAATTACATACTTCGCACTACCATTATATTAAAAATTCTGTCCACTCTAAAATAGTGTCATTTTCGTCATTTTTGTCATTTATGTCATTTTCGTCACTGTAATAAATATATTTTTTCTGCTAAGTCATCTTTACGTGCCAAAAAGTTAGTTCTATTTAATCGAGAGTTTGGCATGTCTTTTATTATTTCATCTCTGCGTCTACCCTTTTTTAAGTGGCTTAAGAATATAAAGTCAACATGTCCTAACTTCTGTTGGGATTGATTGATAAATTCTACTTCCGCTAACATCTGAGCATGACGTTTACTCATTCTCTCACGACGTATAACAGTGTCCTCAACCTTACTCCCATTCTTCCCTAGTGGTTTAGGTAACGTAGCTTGTATGCCATACTGTGCAATTGAGTTACTATCACAATCTGGTATTACAGTAACTAAATATTTACACGTCATTTGGTAATTATCAATCATGTTAATAATAGCTTCTTTTGAATACAATACTTACCCTCCATTCTCCAACTTATCTCTCAACACTTCTATTTCATATTCTTTCATTTCTATCTTGTGCTTTAACTCTTTTTGTTCTAATATGCAACCGAATACAAGTATTACTAACAATATAATAGCTATGACTAACCATATCATTTTATAAACACCTCTTTTGCTTCGTTTAAATCTATCTGATCGCTTACCCTTGCGTAATCATCTGGTGCTTTACTTTGTCTACTGACCCTCTTCATCTCTAGTTTAGTTTTAATAATCAAGGACGTTAATATAATCATTGTCATCACTAATACTTTATTGACCATTATTCCCCTCCTCATACTTACGTCTCGCATCTTCTGCTCTCTCTGCCTCTACAAGTGTGTACGTCTCATTATCATGCGGCTTAGTTACATCGACAAATGTTTCTTGACCGTGTTTTATCTCTGTTATTAGAAATTGCGTCACTTCCCCAGCACCTCTTTCACTCTTTCGTATATATCTTTATTCTCCTGTACTTCCATATGCGCCTCTGTCGCTTTCATTTTCAAACCAATCAACCTGTTTGGGTTTAGGATATACAACTGGTGCTACAACAAACTGTGCTAGTCTTTCTCCTTTTTCTACTGTGACATCTTCATTACCGATATTGTCTGTGATAATACCGATTTCTTTATTGTATGTTTGGTCTATTGTGCCTAATGCTACACGTAACTTTGTTTTAAGTGACTTACCTGATCTAGGTCTCACTTGTGCTTCATATCCATGAGGTAAGTTAATAGCCACGTCTGTTTTAACTGCTTTTGTTTCTCCCGCTTTGATTGTTGCTGTTTCTGATACATACAGGTCTAATCCAGAGTCAAAATCATTAGCTCTTTTCGGAATAGTCGCGTTTTCTGATAATAATTTTATTTCTAGTTCTTTAGTCATTTACTGTTCCTCCAAATCGCTTAGTAAGTTACCGTTTTCTAATTTTTCATTAAATTTTTCTGAAGCATCATTAAAACCATAATCTATTAAAAACTGTCTAACCTGTTCTGGTGTAAGTTTTCTGTTTTCGTCATTTATATAATCACTAAGTTTAATACTCATCGTCCACACGCTCCAATTTGTTTATTTTATTTTTTATTACTTTAAATGCAGTTAATAAATTTCCGAAATACTCGAATTTTTTAGCGTTCGGTGCTTGCTCTTGACGTATTGTAAGATCGTCTATTTTACTTATAATGTATGCACTTATCTCATCGAATACATTGGCTTTCTTATATACTTTATCCACCTCTTGCAACAACTCTTCTGTATCATCCCCAGTGAACGCGCTTGCACTTATGATTGCTTGTTCTATTTGTTCACGTTTAGTCATTTACTTCACCAACTCCCCGTCTTTCCAAATGAGCATCATATTAAAGTCGTTGTCTTTGACATAAAATGCCTTCGCATGATGTCTTTTTACTACTGAAGCGATACTTCTTTTTGTATATCTAGATAGATTCTTTGTATTACTATTTAACATGAACATTTCTTTTAATACTTTTTCTTCCGTAATTTCTTCCTCAACTTCCACTGTAAAAAATTCATATTCTCCAACAGGTTCAACTTCAAGTAAACCACTTAATCTAAAATAAACATGACCCCCACAATCACTACAAAACACTTTATCTCTAACGTTGTTATCCCAACCCCATTTAATTAATTCGGGTAATTTCATTTTTACTTCACGTTTAATCTTTACCATTCTCTAACCCTCCCATTTTTCAAAAACTCTTTGCACGTACCAACGCGCTTTCGCAATATCTTCTTTACCATTCTTGTGTGTCGCTCTGATTAAATATTTGATTGCGTTACCTATGTCATAAGCCAAATTAGACGGGTAATGTGCTGTGACTTGTTCTATATAGTCTATAACCTCTATATCGCCGTAATTGTAATGCGACGGACTATTTACGTTATCCTCTGTCTTCTATACAACTGTAAAATCGTCATCATCAGTTATCATTACTGGTTCTGTTAAGTTACCTACTTTGACACGTGCAAATGTCTTAAACGTGTCTTGACCTGTCATATGCCCTTTTAGTAAAACCTCTCCCGGATAGCTATTATTGTCGTTATCTCTTCTGAACATGATATAGTCGCCAATATTTAACTCTTTTATACTAGTCATACGTTTTAACCCCTTTGATCTTTGCCATATAGGTCAGTTTTTAGTTTTGTTAACAAGTTATTCTTGCATAAGTGGTCGAACCACTCGCTTTTCACTGTTAATTATCTCCCTCGAAAAAGTAGTGGCCTTTGCCGTAAATCAGTTCCGCGCCTCTAAGGCCTTGTTTATATCGTTTTCTAACCGTGCTATCTGCGACATCAAAATATTTATATACGTCACATAGTCTGTAACGTTTGCCGTTTAGGTTAACCATTGGCATACGGCCCTTGACATTGATAACTGCTGTTGATTCCGGCTGAAACGAATAAATGTGTTTTAACTCTATGTCTTCGTTTCGTTCTGTTTTCACATCAAAGTCGCCGTAGTGCTCCATTGCGTCCTGCAATTCTTCGATTAAGTCTAGCGCTTTCATTCGACTTCCTCCAAACTCATTATGACTTTTGCTTGTTCTGCAAATTTTTTAAAACTGTGTATTTCCACAATTTGATTGTCATCTTTCCATAAATGGCTGTTAGCAGCATCTAATACCGTTTTGATCAAATTGTCTATATCTGGCTTAGTGTGCTTATACTGTCCTATTGCTGTTGTTTTTTTCTTTTTGCTCCAACTTTTAGGAGGTTCAAAGCAAAATAATAGAGATACTTTTAATTTACTTTCTATCATCAATTTAGGCATTTGCTCTTTTATATACTCTTTATGCTTTGTATAAGCTGCTGGCATGTATGTTTGAACAAATTTACCTGATTTACGAAAACGTGGACGAGGCGAGCCAATAGGTGCCTCAAACACGTCATTAAATTTAATTTCTAATTGCATGTCCCACCTCTATATATCGAATATGCTCATCTGCATGTTTAGTTCGTAGTCGTAAAATAAATTGTGCTTTTCTTTATACGCTAGAAGTTCCTTATCACTTAAATTGAAAGCTGTTTTACTTGTATAGCGCCACCCACTTCTACTAATAAGACAATTCGAGTTTTCTGCTAGCGGGTAGACTACAAAAGCAACGTCGCCACTTCCATCGAATAATTTATATTGTTTTTTTGCCCCTTCTTTAATCCCCATATTTATCAACCTCTTTTATCAGTTTGTTCCAATTCATCTCGTTAAAAATCTTATCCATAGATTTTTTATCATTATCGAAAGGAGACAGCTCTCTTTTTTCTAACAACCTTTTGATAGCAAAACCCATTTCTAAAATATCTGACCTTGCTGGTTCTAGGTTTTTACAATCGTTTCTGTACAAATCGCCTAATCGTTTCTGTAATTCAATAATTGTCATGTGAAGAACCTTTGCGTCTTTTTATAGTATTCAAACTCGACAATTCCCGTTTCGCCGTCTTTGTTTTTTGCGATATTGCATTCAACAATTGATTTGCCAGATATATCAACCTCATCGTGGTTGTAATAGTCATCTCTATACAACAACATTGCTAAACTAGCGTCTGCTTCAATGCCGCCTGCTTCTTTCATGTCGGACAACATAGGCCTTTTGTCGTTTCGACTTTCAACACCCCTGCTCAACTGTGATAACAAGATGATAATTGCGCCTGTCTCATTCGCTATAACCTTTAAATCTCGAGATATCTTTTCAATACCGTTTCTACGGTCTAATTTGCTGTCTGTTTGCATCAATTGTAGATAATCGATAAATATTACCTGTTGGGTCTCTTTGCTCTTTAAAGCCTGTTTGCGTACGTCGTGCACTGTGATGTTACTTTTATCGTGTATATCGATATCCAACTTTATAAATTTATCTGCAGCATCAGTTAATCTTGTTAATTCTTCTGGCTCTAGATCTTTAATTTCTTTTATTCTAGTAAGCTCTATACCTGTTTCTGCAGACAACATACGCTTTAATACAGATACGCCTGTTGTCTCTAAACTGAAGAACGATGTTTTATAGCCTTGAGACGCAATATTAAGCATCATATTAAGCGCAAAACCAGTTTTACCTACTGAAGGTCTAGCAGCTATTACAACGAGTTGTGTGGGCTCTAAACCGCCTATTTTGTAATCCATTAGTTTGTAGCCTGTATGAATTTGTTGTTTCGGTTCTTCGCTGTACAATTCTTCGATGAAATTATCTACGATTTGCTTAGTTCCGCTTTCATCGGTTGCGCTTATTAAGCTCACTTTTTGTAGTTTGTTTAACATTTCTTCAAAGTTGTAAATGTTTGGATTTGTATTAAATTCACTAAGCACTTCTTGCGTTTTGTCTATTTGATAAAGATTTAATAAATCTTGTTGGTATCTTTCGAAAAGACCATAACCGATGAAATCAGAGTTATATAAGTACTGTATTGTCTGAAAGTCTAAAAAATCTTTGTCTTTAGTTGTTTTTAAATAAATTTCGTTATGGTCGACTTTCCCAATTTCTAAAACGTAATCTATAAAGCCGCGCAATTTTTCATTTTTAAACATTTCAGACTTAACACGCAACTTCTCGAGTAATTCGGGTTTTTTAAGCAAGCTCGCGATGATAGTACTTTCTATCTCATATCTTTCATTCATCGCTTTCCACCTCAAATTCACGTAATTTCTTCTTAAAGTCGTCCAACACTTTTTTTCTTTTAGCTCGATATTCTGGATCGTTCTTCATTCTCCAGCGATGTTTAGCTGTTTTTTCGTCTATAGGTTCTTCTTTAACAACCTTTATTTTTTTACGCATGATATTAGGTATACTTGGAGGATATGGTTTTAAATCATTGATATATTGCATAACCGCTTTAACAGTCGGTTCATAGTCTCCATTCTCACTCAATATATTGACCCATGTTTCTAATTTTGATCTGTCAAAATCTAAGTTATAGACTTGCCTAATTGTTTTAATAACATCTAAGGCTTGCTGTTTGGTCATAGGCATTAACTTTCATCTCCCAGCTCTTTTTCCATTTGAGCAATCAAATCATCTGCAGCAGATTTTTTGTTTTTAGGTTTAATCTTATTTTCAGCATCTTCTTTAGTCTTAACGTTTTCTTTAGCCCAGTTGTTTAATACTTTTATTAGATAACCCGCATGGCAACCTTTATCTTTTGTATAGTCAGTAGCTACCTCAACAACTTCATCTGCATGCTTTCCGATATCGTCAATTGCATAGCTTATTTGTTGCATTTGATTGGGTGTTAAGTTTTTATCAAGGTTATTCATAATATAATTTATTGAATTTTTGAAGACGTCGTTACTTCTATCTTCTTTATTCTTATTCTTATATTCTTCTTCTTTTTCTTCTTTTTCTTCTGTATCGTTACGTAACGTTACGGTAACGTTATTTTCTAATTGATTTTGCTTCTGCCTTTCTCTATATCTTTGTTGTCGAAGTCTATTCTTCTCATTATGCTTACTTTTACTATCTAAACTTTGATGCTTTTCCCAATTAGTTACTTTAAAGACACCGTTCACATCTTCAATCATTCCTAATGTTTTGAACGTTTGCAGTGCTAATCTTATTGAGTTGATAGGTCTATTAAACTCATTTGCCAACATTTCTTCGTTATATGGCAAGTTTTCAGATAGCATAATGTAACCTTGCTCGTTGTATTTGCCGGCTAATGTTAGTAACTTAACCCACAACGTAATAATCGTATCTCTCTCGGGCAAAGCTTCTATATACTTAATTTTGCTATCGTCGAACATTCCAACTTTCAATTTAATCCACGATACTTCAGCCATTAGTTTCTCCTTTCAACATTTTATTTAGTCGTTCGTCTTGAGTGATATAATTCTTAATTTTGGGCATCTAATCAGTCCTAAAATGGTAAATCTTCGTCACTAATATCAATTGGGCCATTCGCGTTTTGCATACCGTTAGAAAATGGGTTGTTGTCACTTTGCGCTTGTCCATTTTGTTGTTGGTTATTTGATTGCGCATTATTATTCTTGCGTTCTACAAACGTAACTTGGTTAACTGCTACATCAGTTGTGTATACACGTTGTCCGTCTTTTTCGTAGCTACCTGTTTGAATTGATCCAGTTACTCCAATTTTGTTACCTTTTTTAAAGTTGTTAGTGATGATTTCTGCTGTTTTACCAAAAGCAACACAAGTGATGAAGTCTGTTTCATATTCATTAGTTTGTTTGTTTTTAAATGGTCTTTGTACTGCAATTCTAAAATTGGCCACGTTGCTGTTTTGTCCTCTTAACTCTGGGTCTGCTACCAAATTACCTAATAAATTTACTGTGTTCATTGTTCATTCTCCTTATATTTTTTAGCCATAGTTTGAATTTTATTAATTGTGTTTGCCGCTTGTTGTTCTGTCATAGACGCATATTCTTGTATTCCGAATGTTTTTTCGGCTTGTTGCTGTGTGACTTCTTTTCCTAGTGATTTCATTAAAGCGACAAATTGATATACTTCTTGTTTTAAAACGCCTATTGTATTGCTACTAGCTTTGTTATATTTTTCTTGTTTTTGTTTTGCGTCTGCGTCATCTTCATCGGTTGGAATGTTGAAGAATTTCATTAAGAAATAACGTTCTGCGTATGTTAATGCTGTTCCATGTGCCTTTGATACATCATCTTGTTGGCCTACAGAATAGAAACTTACTTCGAGTTGTTCTTCCGGCTTGTCTGCATTAATCCATAAATAAGTTAATTTCATTTCTACAACAAATTCCGATGTAGTGACTTCGCGTGAAGCTTTTTTGTTAAATCTAGTTACTTCAATTTGCTTATAATTTTCTTCTGATGTTTTTGGTACTAGAAGTAAATTATGTTCAATCATCTTGTTCCTAATTCTGTGCAATACTTGAGAACCACTAACGTATGAGTAGTTATAACCTTTTGTGTCTTTGGTAAATCCGTCGATATTAGCTTTAACGTCTGCTATTTTTTGGTATAAATTAAGTTTTTCAGTCATTTATCGCACCCTCAAACTTCTATTTTGTTTTAATTCGACGCCTTTTATTTCAAGGCCGTCTTTGACAGCTTTTAGCAATTCTGTTTTATTTAGTTTGGGTTCTTGCTCAATGTAATATTCTTTAGGTATTGAATTCTCTTCTTGTACATATAAAGTAGGTGGATTTTTGGCTATACTATAGCTGTTCAGTGATGTTTTAAATTTCTCTTTGCCTGTTTCTTCCATAGCCTGTTGTAAGCTTTCTTTTAATCGTTTAATACCGTTTTCGTTCGTTGATTTACGCTGTCTCAAACGTTTAATTTCTTCATCAATTACTTTATTGTCTGCTTCTAATGATTTGATAATGGCAACATAACTGTCCGCTTTATTTTCTAAAGCATCGTTAATGCTCGCTAATGTATCTTTTAAAATTAGTTCGTTTTCTTGTTCAGAAATTAGGTTATAAATTTGTTGATAATTTGTTGATAACTCGAATAAATTACTCAACTTGACGACCTCCGTTTCTTTTCGTATATTTAAATTAGTTATATTTCTTAAATGTTTTTCTTTTACTGTTACTTGTTGGCGCAAGTAGCAGTTTTTTTATCGAAAAAATGGTGTTCATAAAACCAGTAAGCTACTATCGCTATTGCTGCGCTTACGACTAATCCTGTTGTAAAGTAAATTTCAAAAATGACCATTGTTATAATTGAAATAAGTATGAATGTGATTAAAGCGATTGTTAAACTTCTCATTTCAACCCCTCCTTTTCTAATATTTTTTTACCAACGCGTTCGTACATAAAAGTGGCCCAGTAATCAATCATTTCTTGACTCATGTTTTTGCTCCATTTCTATAATTTTTTGTATATATCCTCGCTCAAGTGCGAAATCGAAAAGCATTTGTTGAATATGTGGTGGCATTACTACCATTCCTTTCGTGTATAATTTAGTTATCTCCTAGTGAAAGGAGGTGAATAATTATGGATAATATAAACCTCACTCAACGACAATTAGATTTAATAAGGAAAAATCAAGCTATCTTGTCAAAATTGCCTATTGAGACTTACGCTAAAGTCGTGAATACTATGAATGATCTTAGAATCAACCAATCTAAATTATCTAATTGGGCTTCCTATATGCATCAAGTAACTAAGAATCATCCAATGTTCAAATCTAATTTATTTTCTGAAAAAATTCTTGATGAATTCATAAGTTCTAACAGCTTTCCGGAGGATGAAGTCCGCAAAGTTAGCACTCATTTGAGAAAGTCTTTTGTCGATACTGTCGATGTCCCTGTTCTTGGTAAAACCGTCGATTCTGCCCATCCAATAGATGACGTAGATACAGAGAAATACAATAGTGTATTCAATGAATCGCTCAATCATATTTTTATTTCTCCTTCTGCAAAATTTGTAAAAAAGGTTTCTGTCGGTTCTGCTATCGGAGTAATACCTCCGATTATGGTTAGAACGATACTTGACCAATATGTGAACTACTTTATGCTTTTTAATGTAATAGCAACTCTTTTAACACTTTACGTAATTGGTAATCACTTAGATGATGAGAACTCAAACGATGATTAGTTATCTGATTTATCGATTAATCTTTTTAAGCAACTCTGCAACTGCTCGCAACAGTTCAGGGTTGTTACTAGTTTCCAAACAGTAACTAGCATGCTTTAGTAATTTGAGTTTTAATTTATTTTTTTCTTTCGCGATTCTAAATTTTTGTAACATTTGTTATTCCTCCTTTTAA